AATACCATTTATCTTAACGATATTATCTACCATATCAAAAAATCTGAATAACATATCCATCTTAAAATCTAATGTATATACGATATTCAATCCTATCATATCTGTAGTATAAGACTTAAAGAATCTAATCAATGCAATTAATACATCATGTAACTTAGATGTTGCATTATTGACTACCTGAATATTTTTAAGACCATCAATAACATTATCAATTCTATCAATAACATGAGCTATCATAAGATGTATATCTTCCCTACTAGTTTCAGTAAGTTTGTTATATAACAATGGTTGTGTATCTCTGAGGTATTCAGCATATGTTGTTGGAACTACTCCACTATATGTAGTAAACATCTTAGAAGTCTCTTTGACATAAAAGATAGTATTATACATCCTTCTAAAAGTCTCATAAGCTTCTAAGGAATTAGTTTTACTCATCATATCAATTAAGAATTTCGATAACTTCTTAGTGTTATTATACATCTTATTGAATGTTAGAATCTTTTGAGAATTACTAGAAGTATCTAAGGTTAGTGTCAATATATAACCTTCAAATTCTCTTTGTTCTTCTGGTGTCATATATTGTACAACTTCATCTTTTCTTCTCTGGTAATCAATACTATTAAAGAAATCAAAATTAAATCCAAATGTATCATTCTTACCATCTTGTGGATTAGCAACATATTCATTAGCATCTAATACAGCATATA